CACGATAGTAGAAGCCTTAGCTTTCAAGAACATACCACGAGCAGGGTTTACTGGTGAGAATACTGATTCTCCCAATTCGTGACCATGCAATACCACAAGTTTACCCAAGTTAATCATTTCTCTGTTGACAGGAATAATTCTGTACTCGTCTAAGCGCAATAATGATTCCAAACTAATGTCATTAAGGTCTGCCAACTCACGAGCATTTCTCAAAACATAGGCTCTCATCCTTTCTTCGTGGTTTCCAATCTTATAGAAGATGGCTTGTGTTGGGAACAACTCTCTCAAGTACTTGAAGAAGTTTCTGCCCATTTCCAATTCTTCTGAAATCTTGGGTCTCCGAATCTCCTTAGAGAAACGAGATACATCGTAACAATCCAAGATGTCACCATTAAGAATAATAGTATCTACTTCATGACTAACCCCATACTCTAATGCAGCAGCAAGAGCATCTTCATCGTGGAAGGGTAAGTGAATATCAGATAGGATAAGATATTTGCCTTTTCCCAAATTTACAGGTTCCATGTTCTCAGCCTTTGAAATGATATTCAATTTGGCTAATCCCTCTTTCACAGTTCCGTGGGTTGCTTCTTCAATGTGACCACCTCCGATGGCGTTTTGTTTTGCTCGTTCTCCCGATGCGCCTTTGTAATACCTAATCAATGCTCTGGCTGTTTCTACATCAGAAAATAATCCTTCTTCCCTTGTGAAAATCATACTTGCTAATGTTCTATTCGGCAAGTCTGGGAACTGTTTAATATAGCTCAACACTATATCTTGTTTGGTAGTTTTCATTTCTTTATGAATATGGTTGCAATAATACCAATTAAAAACGAAATAACCAAATACCACCAGTTGATCTTGTCAATGTAAGCAATTCGACCTGGTACTTTTACTTCATATGGAATAGTATCGCGAAAGGTTAGTGTGTCGGGTTTAACAGTTACGCCAAAGAAGTCACCCCTTCTTTCGATGATTAACTTCTCTGTCTCAATTACTGTGTCGTGAGTGATGATGAAGGAATCTTTGTACTCGGGTACTGGTACTTTAATTTCTCTGATGATGGTATCTTTTACGATTACCGTATCAGTTTCGACTAAATACGGATATTTGCGTATCAGTTTGTCGTATCTCTGTTTCGGAGACCCGCATGAGAATAGCGTAATGCACGTTGCGATAATTAATAAATGTTTCATATCACAAAGGTAAGGTTTAAACTTATAGGTTTACTATAGGGTGCATATTATAAACTTATAGGTTAATTTCTAGCTCAATGATGAGCTTCATTCAAATAAAAAACCCACACTACTGTTAAATAATGTGGGCTTATTCGGGTAATTATCGAATTACATTAAGAAATTTCACAGGCCCCGCCAGCGCAAGCAGCCTCGCCCATTAGGTTTGTGTTGTCGTTAATTTCTACAATATTTGCGACATTAATCTTACTCAAACCCTTTGACATCTCTAGGTATGTAGCCTCGTCAGTATCCTCAAATGGAGTCTGTTTGTACGAACCTAAATCCTGTGGCATGAAGGACAGACCATTGTAGTGATTCTGATTCTCCCATAACCATTCTCCAACAATTCCCCATTCATTTGGTTTCATTGTCACACTGGCTGAAACGTTGTGTGTATTCTCACCATAGACGTGCCCAGGTTTAATCCATTTCTCGTGGAGCAACTTCACCCTTTCCAAGAACTGAATTGCGCTCTCAGAGTGACGAGTGATTGAACCCTTGGGAGCAGCGATTGGAACACACACATAAGCCTCAGCAGAAGTGTAAATGCTATCCTCCAATAGTTCAGGGTGATTGATTGACAAGTAAGTGTAAAGTGCCTCAGTCTTACCTACCTTCATTCTGCGAATGTAGTAATCTGAGTGCCAAGTGTGAACACCAGACGAGCATCCCAAAACGATTGATGAGGTTCCTGATGGTTTGATTGTGGTGATACGAGCAGAAGGATTGATTCCAATCTCATCAGCAGTACTTCTATTGACTTTGTAAGCAACTTCAGCAGCCTCAGGCATATCCAAACTAAGAACTGCACCCGATGCAACACCAGTCATACCGATTCCCAATAGAGCTTCTCTTTCGGTTACTTCTTTCCACTCGGGTCTCAGATAATGAAAATCAGTATAAGATGCTTGAAGTGTTCCAATAAAGGCAGCAGCAGCTGTTCTCTCCTCGAAATCGTGCTGATCTTTCAAGTCAGATGCATTAATCTCCACTAGATTACAGAATTGGAATGAGTTCAAAGAAATCTCAGCGCAAGGATTGGTTCCAAGTTCCAAATCGTTTGTGAAGAAGAAGCCAGGCTCACCTGAATTACTTGCTTCAACTTTCTTCCACAAGTCCAAGAATTGACTCTTGTCAATCTTACCACGGAGCAACTTCGCACTGTTATTTGCACGACCACGCTGAGGATTTGTTTCATACCACTTACCAAACTTACAAGTAAGCATATCTTCATCATCGTAATCAAACAGAGCAATCATTGCAGATCTACGGATACCTCCTGCCAATACTGCATTTGCAATGTGACACAGAATATCGTGACACTCTAAGGATGTCAACTTCTCACCGTCTTGTTTGCGATTAAGAATAGATTCGATTTGCAATAAACAAATCCTCAAAGGCTCGGGTCCCGGAGCTACTCCACCACTTGTAATCAGTCTCTCTCCCTTTGCTCTGATAGAACGGAAGTCAAAGGTTGGTTTCCAAGTGCTGAGACCGAAATATGACTTCATCAATACCTTTACGGCATCAGCCCATCCTTCGATGTTATCAGGGATTAAAAATCTCCTCTGTTTTTTGGGCTTGAGGATGGCAGGTAGTCTATCAATGTGATTACGGCTGATGCTATAACCGACTCCAGTACCCGAAAGCAAGAGGAACATAGTCTCATTAAATGCCCGATAGTCGTCAATGTGAAGATAAGAGCAGTTAAAAAGACGAGCGTTATTAACTTCAATAGGTTTACCAGCAAATTGAAGAGAACGCATTGACGGAAGGATTTCTCTATTTCGTACAAATTTGTAAGCATTTTTGATTTCTTGTTCTAGTTGGGGAAACTTACGAATGTGCATGTCGATGTTGCGGTCGATAATTTCATTCCAAGTTTCTCTTCTTTGTTGAGTTTGGTTGTATTTAGCATACTTGCTCCATACAACGATGTCCGATAGTATTTCGTGATTTAGTTCCATGTTAGAATGTTTTGCCGTGTTTGTATCCTCTCAATTTATTGTAATTGATCTTGAGGAGAATGTGTGTTTCCAAATCTATGCCAAGTCCACCACATAGGTCAAAAAGTCTGATTACTGTGTCGGCAATCTCATCTTCGAATGTATTCTTGATGTGGCTTTCAAACTCGTGCTTGAAGGTTTCGGCATCCATTGGATATGGATCTTCCAAGTAAGCATCGTAAAGTATCCCAGAGATGTTGGGTGATGTCATGTGTCCTTTGCGTAATGCTTCTAGTCCTTCAGATAGTTCTGAGACCACCAACATTAAAAGTTCAGGTACGTTGCGTTCTGAATCCCAGAAGCCTTTTTCTTTTGCAGTTGCGTGTGACAACTCGATTAGTTTTTCGATGTTCATATGTTTAAAATAAGGTTAATTGTTGTGGTTCAATCTCGTCTATGATTTTCTTACATTCATAGGCAAAGAAATTGTAATCTATTTGGTAATCTTCCCAACTCTCTTTCTCTTCGAAGTAGTTGCATTCTTGTGCAAATCCTCCTGCCAAAAGGCTATTGAGTCGTCCATCAGCATTTTGTTTGTAGACCGAGTCGCCCGTTGTCGTTGGAAGAAAGCGCATAACCTTGCCAAGATTCCTGATAACCTTGTTACCTTCTTGCACGGTATGGACTTCTGCGTGCCAACCCCTAGTCGCCTTATATCTTCCAAAAAAATCATAGATGTTACGTGATTCAAAGATAGTGTTTTTTATTGGAATTCTTGATACGAAGTAATTCTCAACGGCTTTTGGTACAATCAGATATGAGTTGTCTTTGTGCCAATCTTTTTCTGTCTCGAAGATACCTTTCTTCTTTACTTTTCCGCTAGTTGATACAGCCAAGTAATTGTTTACATCTCTGATAATCATCAACTTATACTTGCTATCTTCAAGGATTAGACCTGTCATCTTCATGAATCTCCTATTGATTTCCAATACTCTTTCGATGCTGTCCTTGTGGATTCTTATTGTCAATCCATCCGTGTTGATTTGCAGTAGTTGTAAGTTCTTTACATTGGTCATGTATGTTTCAGCAAGCATGGTTAAAAGCAACTGACCATTAACTGTAATCTTGTAGAAGTAATACCTATCAAAGAAAGCACTGGTTGATTCACCTGTCTTACCGAAGATTCCATTCAGTGCGAGTTTAAGACCTGCTTGTACCACATCGTCTCCTGCTTGCTGTGCTTCTACTCGGTCATCAAATATCTTCTTGTACGTGTTGATGAATACTTCCTGCGGGATATGTTTGGGGTGGAAGTTGTTGGTGATTGCAATGTTCGGGTAGTAGGACTTAACGTCAAAGTCAATGATTTCGTATTCATCATTTTCCTCGTACTTGCCAGGACTTGTGCATCCATGAATACCACCAACTCCGAAGTGAAAGTGAAATCCCTTGAATACCACAGTGTGCTTGAACTTTGTTTCCTCGGTAACTACCGTGCGTTTGATTGATGACAACAACTCCTGAAACTCAAAGTTTTGGTATCGTATGTAGGGAATTACACAGTCTTCCAAGTAAACAGCCGTGTCATATTTAACTCTTTCCTTTAAGGCTTTCTTATCTAGTCCACTTGACTCCTTGATGTATCGTAGGAATATCTCCTCACCGATTGAAACATCAGGACGATTCATAAAGTTTGCCTTGTACAACTTAGAGAATGCACGACGAAACTCAATCTTCTCAGCGTTAAGGAAGTAGAACTTTCTAGTCGACAACACATCATTCAAATTGTAATCAAGCACGTCCTGAACCTGATCTTCTGTTATTTCGGTATCGTGATGAATTGGCATCTCTTGTACGTTGTGCCATCCCATAGATACCTGCAATGACTTGAGTGATGTTCTTCGTGCCTTGTTGTTGTAGTGATTGATTAGGTATAAGTCTAATTGATTCTTTGATCTAGACCTCGGTTTATCTTTCTCATCCTTAGTTATGAACTGCTGAACAAATATGTAGATTGAATACGCTACATTGTGTCCTGGCATACTGCTGTACCTCTCTCTGTTCTCTACAATGTGTTCTAACACAATCGCATCAAACCCAATGTTGTTGAATCCAACCATCATCATCGGTTGTTGCAGGTAATCAACCAACTTATCTACATCGTTGTTCCACGGAGAGATTGTGAATACGGTTGGGGTCTCAGAATCTTCTTCTATATCCGTATAGGAAAAGAAGTTCTTCATTGTTTCTATATCATATATTACTGTTGTCATCGAATGTTAAATAGCTTTGTGAGTAAAGGATATCAAGTAGTCTTTCAAATCTACCATCTTCCGAGTATCGTCCTGTTAATTTATCAAAATTATAATCCACTGAACCAAGCTGTCCTCTGAAGTGATACTTCATCTTCTGAACGTGCAAAGATACACTGTGGTCTTGTGCTTGGTCTGTGTAATCCCTATGAATAGCAATACCCACGTCAGGAGCATTGAAGAAGTGAGAACTCTGTGCGATGTCATACAATCTTGGTACAGCATACTGACCATTGCTCTTCTCCATTTTTCTTGGGTGAGCAGCCAGTGTAATGTTGATGTTGTATTTTAAGGCTGTCTTTTTGAGTTTCCTCAACATCTCCCCAATTCTTTCGTGTGCGCTTTCTTCCTTGCTCTGTGTGTCGATGTAGTTGAACGGGTCAATACAAAGACAATCAATACCGTAACGCTTAATCATTGTGATTGTTAGGTCTAAGATGTGATTTAGGGTAAACTCTTCCATCTCCTCAACATTAAAGAAGAAGAAGTGCTTATCTAACTTGGCCATGATGACCTTGATTTCTTCGGGTGAGATTGTAGATAAACTCTTACCACTAATCTGTTCAGCCATACGAGATAGTTTCAGTGGGGCTACGTTCTCAGGTGAGAAGATTGCAAACTTCCAATCGGATATGATTGCCAACCTTGCGTACATATAATCCAACCACGTACTCTTACCTGAGTTGTGAACCAAAATAGGGAGTGAGTTTGTAGCCAAGTAGTAATTATGATTTCCTTCGACTGTTAGATCATAAACTTCTTCGCAATCAATTACTTCTATTGATGCTATGTCTTCGAGTTTTAAGATAGATGCTTCCATGTTTTTCTTTGTACTAATCTTTTTATTACGTGAAATGTAGTGTTGTACTTTTCTGCTAGTTGTTGTTTTGTCATTCCTTTTTTTCCTTTCTTCCCAAATTCATAATTGGCTAATATTTCTTTGACTTGTTCGTCGGTTAGTGTTGCACAAGGATTTTTTTCTCCTTTGTTTGAAGACAATCCTATGTTAAAAGAATGCTTGATGTTTTCTTTATGTGTACACCATTCAAGATTAATTACTCTATTGTCATTTCTTATCCCATTCAAGTGATTAACACTTGGCTTTTCTTCTGGGTTTTCAATAAACGCAAGAGCAACTAATCTGTGAACTTTGACCGTGTGAATTACACCATCATCTCTCTTTAACATTGTTCTCAAGTAGCCAGAACCATCGAGGGCAGGTTTCATAATTGCTTCTCTTCCTAGATTCTTCCAATTGAATGTTTTGATTTCTCCGTAGTTCGAAATTTCATACGAACTGTAGTTAGGTATTTTTTTCCAAATCTTCTCCATTCATCAAAGGTACAATAAAATCTTTGATTTTCATATACCCCGTTCCAGTATAAAATTCATGATTCTCAGTAACCTTGATTATCGTACCGTCCTTGAGTGTAATTTTAAACATTCTATCAGGAGTAGTTTTGTGAATAGGGGTAGCCAAAACATATTTCCATTCATTGATGTCTTTCTCTTCGTTGTAACTCAAAGCATAGTCGCCAACTTTTATTTCAGAAATAGGAATTACTCCTCTCTTGGTGTGCACCAATTGGTCTTTGTCAAAACAACCTGGCACGCCCGTAAGTACAACAAGTTCCCCCTTGTTCCAAGTTAAGTGCTTGTCTGTCTGTGTCATAGCAACAGTTTCACCTCTTGGGTAGCCAGATCTTGAGAAGTCAACTACTTGTTGAACATACTCAGATGAGCGAGCAATCTCCTTGATTGGAATGGGTTGGGCCTCAGAATATAATTTCTTTATGGCTTCAACTCCATGTGCTTTGAGAACATCATTAGCATCCTTAGCATCAGAGGGGAACTGAACTATAAAAATATCTGATTGATCAAATCGTCTCGCAAGGTCTTCCTTGAGTTTCTGTCCAGGACTGTCGTTGTCAGTCGCAATAATAATCTTTTTGTTTTCGAAATAAGTGTATGTATCATCTAACCATTGTAAGTTATTAACTCCAACACCTGCACCATTGGGACAAGAGACAGCAAAAGGATACCCTGCTTGATACCAAACCATTGCTTCTTCTTCACCCTCGCAGATGATAATCTCAGTACTATCTTTGATTCTGTTTAGGTTATATGGAATCTTCTTTGCTCCACTAACCATCTTGAACTTCTTATCTGAAGTTTTGAATTTTATATTTACTAGTTCGTCTCCGTCATAGTAATTAAAGCAAATGACCTTGTGTTTCTGCTCATCTTGTGGCATCCACTCAATAGACATCGAGACACCAAAGGCATCCACAGTTTCCTGCGAGATACCTCTGGACTCGAAGTATTTAGTCACTCTGCTATCGGGTGCTTCGGTTTTGGGTTCGGGCTTTGTGTATTGTTTTACATTAGCTACTGAACCTTTCTTTTGACAGTGATGGCACTTGAATAGACCTTCGTCTATGTTTACGGAAAGCGATGGGTCGGAGGATTTCTTTCTCGTGTGTGCGCACCACGGACATTGTGTTTTTATCATCCCACTAAAGTGTCCCTTAGTGTCGATGCCTGCTTTAGTTAGTTCGGATTGGTATCCCATAGTTAGATAATAAAGTCTCTTTTACCTCGGATTGCAAACTTCCAAGTTTTGATTGCGTGCTGCCAGCTTTTCATTTTGTTCTTGCCAATCATCCATCCTTTTGATTCATAGAAGTTCCAAAACTTTTCTGCCTCTTGTTCGTGGTTGATTACATTCATTGCGTTTAGGTGGGCAGATATTTCTGCTAATGTTGGTGGTTGAAATCTTTTGGGTGAGGCCTCACTTTCAATCTTCTCAGGTAGAGAATAAAACAAGTCATCCAAGTATGACCACTCTCCCTTCGTATGTCCTTCAATCAATTCCTTCAGAATCAATTTGATAGTTTGATAGTCTTCGTTTTTCATGTGTTAAAATCTGAGTATTTAAGTCCCCACTGCAAGTTAACCCACATCATTTCTCTTTCTGCTAATCCCTTATTTACCTTTAGTTTTTCTCTGAGATAAGCGACTCCCCACTGTTTCCATTCTTCTGCCTGTGCAGTAGTCATAGTCCAGTCAGTAAACCAATCATCTTTACGGTCTTTAATGTCATCGAATGTAACTTCGTGACCTGCAATGATAAACATCTGATTGATGATGTCAATCAATGCTTGTTCTCGTTTTTGTTCTCTAGTTAATCGTTTCGCCATAATTCGTAAGTGCTATTTTTTGTTGCAAATTTGATGTAATTTTCTTTCTCTTCTAGGATTTCTGTAACGGTTGTTGTCATCCAAGTAAATTGAAATGCTTGAGGGTCTATGATAAGTGACGTACCTACGGCTGCCTTTTCGTGTAACTTCTTATAGCTGCCGTCCTCAGTCCACTCAATCCACCCAGCCTTATGACCTACGACAAGCAAGCCATCTCTTTCTCTGACTAATTTGTATCTAAACAAATCGTCTACGTTTACGTTAAACTTAGGTTGTTCTATTTTACTCATTGCTCACCTCCTTCGTAGGTTTCGTTGTAGTAATCATGAAACTTTTTATACTCCCAATTACCATAGTAAAAATCCTCTGCTGTAACTCGGTGTTGCTCCTTCTCCATTTCTTTGGCTTTGTTGTACCCAGTTATAAAGGCATTCCTTTCAGAATTACTAAATGGGTAAAGTTTCATCGCCAATTCTGCAACATCAACTTCCGTTTGTTGTTTATTTTTTGTCATAGTTCACTTCCTCCATAACTTATTTTTTAAATTGTTCAAATAATTCTTTTGTTGTATAGTATTTCATATCTAAACCAATCCAATTATCTTTAGATGTAGTTTGAAAATCTTTAATTCTAATCCATTCACCAAATTCTATAGATTCACTATACATTCTTTCTCCTTGCCATTTAGCCATTTCAACCATAGCATTGATAACATTACCCTTTAAATAAGTTTCTAATCCACTAGGGTGTCGTTTTATACCTTCTTTAGATAGTATTCTTTCAGCAGCTTCTTCAATTGTTTGTTGTTTATTGTTTGTCATTTTGTTTTTTTATCATTGCAAGTTGATTGTCGTCAAGTTGATTGTCTTCTATATGATTGTGAATTAACGGACATACCCAAGCGTTTTCAAGTTCGTAAATTCCACAATTCAATAACGCATTATTGTAATCGTTAAATACTTTTACATTGCCATTAACATCTAAAAAAAACTTCTTATTGATAATGTCTACGATTATATATTTGTCATTGTTTTTCATTGCTCACCTCCTCCGTAGGTTTGTTTGTAGTATTGTTCTGCTATTTGTAAAGGATACCCTTCAGTTTGATTGCATTGCCCTTCATAATGAGCATCAATAATTCTTTCCTTCTCCATTTCTTTGGCTTGTTGAAATACTTGATTCCATTCTTTAGTACTTTTACTATGTACAAAAACATCTTGCCTAATATGTTCAATCAACCACTCAATTGCCGTCTGTTGTCTTGGCCTATCCGTGTTGTTTTCCTTTGCAAATTGATTAACCTTGCCAAGGTATTCAACTGCATTAATCTCCGTTTGTTGTTTATCGTTTGTCATTGTTTATATGTTTCTGTGTAGTATTGTTCAAATGTTTTTCTATTCGGCACTTTTAACGCTTTTAATACTCCCATTTGTTCCCAATAGTTGCAATCTTTACGCTTTTGCTCTTTATCCATTTCTTTGGCTTTGTTAAGAAATTCCATGATATCTCTTGCACCTGCGTGAATATCATTCCAATTATCAAGTACTTGTTGAGCAAACCACTCTACTGCCGTTTGTTGTTTGTTGTTTGTCATTTGTTATCTCCTTGTATTTTATTACTCATCCATTTTGCGCCACGCTTAAATGCTTTGTATTGACGAACATTAAGTGAGTATGTGTTGTGATTTGCGTACAAATCAAAAGATTCTTTTTCTATCTCTTCATCACTTGGTAGTTCAATGGGTGTTAATCCTGCCAATACTTCATCTGTTGAACGGCCATCACTTAATTCAATCGCTCTTACTACTTGTTCTTCTGTGTATAGTTTCATTGCTCACCTCCTCCGTATGTTTGTTTGTAAAACTGTCCAAATGTCATTACATCTGATTCATTCATCATTACATATAGTTCGTATTCATAATACAATTTGATGGCTTGTTCCTTCTGCATTTCTTTGGCGTGTTCCAACCAGTTAATTTGTTCTCCAGCGGGATAAGTAGGGTCAAACATTTTATTGAATAACCACTCCACTGATGTTTCTTGTTTATTGTTTGTCATTTGTTTAATGCTTGAATTTTCATTTTAATTAATGTGGTTGCAGTAAGTATTGCATCCACTTCTTTTGATTTCTTTTTATCCCTTTTTGATAGTTCTACATAGGCATTTTGCATTGAATCTACATAGGCGTATAACTCATCGAGGATTTGTTTATTATTGTTTGTCATTAGTGCCATCCGTTCTTAAATGCTGCGTTGTAATCATCAAACATTGCTATCAATAATTTACATATGATACCAACTGTTAAAAATAATACTGCTTTTATTGTAAATACTAATACCTTTTTCATTATTGTCTGTTGTTTATTGTTTGTCATAGTCTGTATTTCTTATCAATTAACTCTACTACATTCCAAATGAATAGTGATGCACCACACAGTGTCCACATCCAATGTCTGAAGCCCCAGTGCGTAGATGGCATATGATCTTGCTGTGAGTAAGAACATCCTACTATGTCGTAAGAATTACCTACAACGATTACTTTCCCCCCTTGACACACCCAATCCCCAAAGAAGTCTGGGAATGTTTCGGGTATGAACGAGAATAACATTGCAATTGCAAAGATTGCTACTAGTCTTAATTTATTTTTCATACTTTTTCGTATAAGTGTTTTGCTTTTAAAAATCCTTGACCATAAGCGAGTTGCTGTTGTATCTGCTCACTTCTCAACAGGCGGTCTTGCTCTGCTTGGTTAGGCATTGATTCGGGATATTTGTCACGAATGTATTCAAGTAGTCTTTCCACTGGTGTTTTCATTTGTTTTATTTTCTAAGTAAATAGCGAAAGAGATAGCCGTACTTTCAATTGGAAAGCTAGCAATTAATTCTTGGTTGTGATAAACACGCCACACATCAACTCCATTAACTGTGGCTTTAACTATTCTTGTGTTCATGTTAGTAGGTCTTTGAATTTTTTACGTTTGTCAATTTGTTCTGTTCTGTGTTGTTCCTTTGCTAGTTCGGGTACTCTTTTCAAGATGCTTGTGTAAAGAATATCAGATGAACTAGTTTCAAGGAAGTCTACAAAGGTAAGGTATTTTGCTAATTCTGTCCAAGAAGATTTTCTAACTACTTCACTTGCTTTTTCGTAGCTCGAACAATCTTTCATAATCATTACATCACTAACTATATCTGACAGCATATCAGTACGATAGCGAATGTAGTTGTCTGCCGTGATTGTAAAAATAAACCCGCTGGGTGTGTAGATTAGTATCTGTTCCCAATCAAATGATTCCTTCATATATGTTGTTT